AATCGTTTTCTAGATAATGGATTTCTTTTGGAAGGTGTTCTTTAAGAATCTCAAATGTTTTGTTGTAGTTTAGAGAATAGTGCTCATGGTTTCCATTTAGGTAAATTACGTCCTCAAAATTTTGTACGCATTTATTAAGAAAATCGGAATAAATCCGTTTTAGTGGCCCATCCTTGACAAGATGTCTTGCACATAAAATGTCACCACCTAAAATCAAAACTTCTCCGGATCCAAGATCAGGAATTCCATGTCCGTCTTGGCAAAATTCTAAGTGAATATCTGAAACTACGCGCACTCTCATTCGGCTGCCTCAAAGTAATAAAAAGCGTCCTCAAACACTTCATCATCGGTTCCTAAAATCATCCACCCTGCGCACATACTATCAGAAAATTGTTCCCAGGTAATCACAGCATCAGATTCAGAAATCTCATAACCCCGTTTGGCGAAGATTTCTACAATTCTCTGAATATCATGACGATACTCCATGTGGTGATTATAAGGAGCCTTAACTTTCAGTTTTTTCATGCTTGTTTTGCGATTTCTTTTGTGCGAATTTCCAGGGCCTTTGAGAAGGTTTTATTGAATTCCTGGGTTTCTTGAGTATTCAAACTAGCATTACAAACTTTTACAATTTGAACCACCTTAAAATTCTGGTTCTCAAGTCTCGCCTGCACCGTCAGATAGGGTTCATTATTCTTTAGACCAAGAATAATAAAGTGCGTCTTGTTTTTGATACCGTTTATATAGGTAGAATTACCGACACAATTTCTAACTTCTCGACCCCACTTCGACAATTGGTGAACGTCAAACGGCTGAATGTAGGTCATATTCTCAACTTTAAGAGGTTGTGGGAAAAGATCCTGATTCAGTTTTTCATTTTTATTGCGGAGCTTCCATTGTTCGCTCATAATATGATCATGAAATTCCCTGGGCCTCCACCTTCCTTCATAAGTAATCTCTCCATTCCTTCGCAAAATATCAGAAAGCATGGAGATTGCATCTGAAATTTCACCAGAAGACCGAACAAACATATTCACAAAAGACTTGGCCGGGACGTTGTTTCGCATCCAAGAAGAAACAAATTCATAACTATTGGAAGCATTAAAGGCATAGGAAGTATTTGACATCTCGGCATTCCAAATCTGTTGATAAAGATCCAGAGAAAGTTCTTCGCCATAAAGAAAATAAGCAAGATTAATTGCCCTAATCTTCGCCAACAACGGGCCAGAATTAATAGCCCGATACCGCTCCATTGAATTATATTCATCAATGAAAGACTGAATATAAGTCTGAATTGCTTTTTTAAAGAAAGGAGTTTCTAGAATAGAAATAATTTCTTTAATAGAATAAGTGATTCTAATGAAGTGTGAAGTGTCCGGAATCCAGTTGAACAGATCAGTTGAACTGAGCGATGAATCATAATACCCCATAATAGTTGCCAGTGAGGTATTGTAGGCCCGAAAGGGATCTTGCTCATTATTCCAAACCCTGATGTATTTGGCTAGTTTTGTCTTAAAGGGGAGAAGAAAATCACCATGCACATTGTAATACGGAAAGTTGGGAAACAGTTCATATTTCCTATTTTTAAGATCTTCTGGGGTCACAGACCGGAACAAATAAAGATATTCTTTTTTATTGTGTTTCTGGGAAGTGAAGTCCTCTTCACTAACTTTATGGTCCCTAAAGAAGTTATTATCCCTATAGGTTTTATAAGAAGAGAGATTCCTCAGACAAAGAGAATAATGAAAGACTGTCTCAGAATCATTCATGTCAAACCAAATGGCAAACCAATACTTACTGGAAAGTTTGCAGATCAGAATTTTTTTCAGATTATCAATGTGGTGTTGTTGGACCACACTCCTATAATGTGGATCATTTGATCGATTCAGGGTTTGAATAATATTGAGAAGTTGCTGTTTTGGAAGAATATTTTCGGGAACCAGATTCTCTGGAATACCTGCCCGAGGGAAAACAGGACCTTTATTGCTAGTCTTCTGTGTTTTGGGTTTTACGGTATCGTAGGCCTCGATCTTGCCGTAAAGATTTTCAGGAACAGTAAAATTCAGAATCACTTTTTAAAACCTCTCAATAATTTCGTTAGTTTGGTTGTTTATGACGTATGATGAGCCGAAATGTTCGGCCATGGACTGGGCAACTTCAATTGCCTCTTTTAAATTGTCTGTCTCGTAGAATTCGGTGTCCGAGTGGGCTGAATATGATTTCATAACTTTGCTTAAGTATCAAGTATCAAAATTCAAGGTTCAATAAGTAACACACCGGAAGGCACGCACGCAGCACGTAAGCGTCTTAGTGCCGCGGTACGCACTGCCAACATTAAAGAACACGCCGCAAGCGAGAGTAGCAGTGAACTCTATAGAAGACCAATAGCCGGTGCTGGCGAAGTGTTGAGGAATGGTCTTATAGGCAAGATTAAGTTGATCCATGGTTGGAATAAAGAACTGAGAAGGATTAAATCCTTGTTCTTCTAGTTTCTTGAATACTGTTGAAAACTCTTTACTCCAAGTAACATAAACCTCGGTTGATTCTGGGGCCACCAAAAGAGCGAGACCATTTTCTTTTTTGAGTACAATACAACCGTCTTCTAGAACATCACCAACTTTGGCGGTTTCGATGGTTGGTGTCTCTTTGTAGTTATTCAGTTGTTGTTTAAAAGAAGAAATTTCTTCTTCCAGTTCTTGAATTTTGGTTTGCAGTTGAGATTTAGAAGTCATAAGTCTTTAGTGAACTTCCAAAATAATAGCCCATCCTACGAATAGAATGGGCATACGGTGGACAGTTTAAAAAGTGTCAGTCGGCAAACACAATCTCTTCAGAAACCTCTGACGATGTTTCTTCAACATCGGAAAGAGAAACAATCTTATCTAGAAGATCTAGAATTTGACTGCCGTTTTTGCCAGAGCGAATAATCGCCATTGCTTCTTGTGCGTTCATAAAAATAACTCCAAATATAATAAATTAAAAGTCCTTTAGAAGTTGTTTTACTTCTAAAGATAATTCTTCCTTGACAGATGACTGAAAAATATCAGTCTCTAGAAGTTCGTCAATCAGAGAAGATGATAGCTTCTCTCTAGACCTCTTGATCCTAACAGGCATTTTTGCTTTTTTATCCATTAGTGGACAGTTCTTCAATTGTCACCGTGCCCAGTCATCAAATTCTGGATAGCAAGGCTCTTCATTTTCTTCTTCCTCTACGTCCCTATTAAGGTACTCAAGATATTCCCAATCTTGCTTTTTCTCAATGACCTGAGTTTCCATGGTGTTCCCTCCTTTTTGTGGGTTAGTTGTATTTAGTAAACAGCCGATTCGGCCTCTTGATAAGAATCATAAGGGCCAAACTCATCAAATTTCCCATCAGAATAGGTGACTACAGAATAGTACCCGTCTTCTTCAAGAATAATGTCAACATCAACAATGCGAATTTCGGACTCTACAAAAGTGGGTAGCATAAACAAATTCTCCTAAGATGGAATAATTTTTAGATCGTAGGCTTTAAGGTTTTCTTTTACATGATTTTCCCATTTGAAGGAATCTTCAATATTCAGAAAGGTGGCTTTCTGTTCTTTTTTATGTTTTGGAATTTTGTAAACAACTGTGAATCTCATTCGTTTTCTTCTTGATAATTTTCTACGAAAGAAAGAAGATCTTTGGTTTTTTTATAGATGACTGAATCAGATCCGAGATCGTATTCCGCATCATAAAGAATGTCTTCAATTTGTGCGATGGTCTCATAAATAAATTTTTGCTGCTGGTTCAAGTGTCCTCCAATTGGGCTTTTGTATTATATAGGATGTGATTAGGGGATCTTATGGATCTTGTGCCAGTTTGAGGAGTGGCTCATTCGACAGGATGGCATTTCGGGAGATTTTGATGTTTTATAATAATTTCAGCAGCCTTTTTGGCATCATTTAAACTAGAATGAGAACGGCCAATAGATACCCACATATTTAAAATACTACACCTTTCAACATCATAGTATTCTTCATCTCCCTTAGCATCATAAGACTCTTTAATTCTATAACGGGAATTGATAGGGTGAATTATTGGATGACCATATTTTTTAAATTTCCTAGCAACCTGCTCGGCTTCACTAAGGGTATAATAAGTTTTATAGTTAGTATTTTCCCAATCGCCATCCAATATTGATTTTAAAATTATATACTCTTTGCGTAGAGTGTCATAGTTAAATGTCTCTAAAATTTTATATTCTGGTAATTTAGGCAATTCTATTGGTGGGCTAGAATATTCGATTTCAATATTTTTCATGGCTCTTTTTAAACTATTCTCCCTAAAAAGTTTAATTTTATCAAAAATAATTTGAATAAGATTCATGGGGCCTTTCCAAGTTTTTCAGAGAGTTTTATGTAGCCATAAAGTTCTTTACATTCATTGGGCTTTTCCATACAGGAAACAGTTGTCTCATTTTTTGCGTCTCTTTTACCAAAAAAATAACCCATATTATAAAACATCATGGGAAACACAATTAAAACCATAAAAAGACTAACACCTATAGATATTATTTCACAAAAATCTTCTTTATCCATCATTTATTATCTCCATTAGAAAGTTGCATTTCTTTAGTATTATCAAAAATTTGCAGGAATTTATTTCCATCAGTGTTGGTATCAACGCAGATCATTGTATGAGTATCCGTTCTATAGACCCATTTTGGAAGAAATCTCTGTTTATAAATCGAATTAGAATAATATTCCCCAGCATACTCATCCATAAGTTGCTTTTCACTCTCGGCAAAAATAACTTCTTCTTCATGATTTAATACCCAATAATATTGTGTTGCATCGTCAATTGGGATTACTTTCCAATCTTCAACGTAACCGAAATAATCATATATCTGCTGTTGTAATGAAAAATAGTCCTGTAAAGTTTTTGATAGATCGGTCATTTGTTGTCTCCAATAAGTCCTAACTGCTCTTTTTCTTCCTTACTCAAAGAAGAAAGTTCTTTCTTGAGTTTTTCAAGTTTTATAGCCTTGGCCTTTTCTTTTTGCTGTTTTTCTGTTTCTAGTAGTTTCATTCGTTTTTTATATTCTTTATCATTTTCCTCGCGGTGCTTATAGAGATAATATACAGTATATTTCTCGTTACCATAATCATATTCATAATCACTCTCAAGGCCCTCCCAACCAGCGTCTAAATCTGCCTGAAGTGAATAAATGATACTCTCAAGAGAACCTTCAAAGTCCCCATAATACCGTTCAGTTTCTTTTACTTGAATGCGTTTGATAGTCATTTGTCATCTCCCATTTTTAAATAATCATAAATGATTTTACATTGAGCCGGTTTCTCAATACACATAACAACAGTTCGTCGTTCCCCAAGAATATAAGTGACATTAGAAATTGCAATCATAAACATCACAATAATAACAAAATTTCTAAGTGATTTGCTTGATTCATCAATCATTTGGTGCCTCCACGTTGAGGAATTGGCCCACAGATCTTGTCCATCTGGGAGATTTCTACAGACTTACGGCATTCAAGAACCGTTTTGAGATTGTGTTGAAACTTGCTATTTTCTTGATGTATAAAATAAAAAGGAGAGCCAATAAGTACAAAAAACCACAAATAAAGCGGACTAAAGGCCAAAATAGCCACAATAGAATTCGGATCCTCAAAAAAACGTTTCATAGTTTAAAAAGTTGGATAAGGTTGTAAATGGTTGCTACAGTAAAAAATACTGAAATGGATACAAGTGGCAAGTAAAGAAAGAATTTCATGTGTACACGTACTCCTTCCATTCATCAACATTAGATTTTCTCAAAATAATCTCCAATTTACTTTTAGGTTTGTAGTTGGTTCTGTAAGGAAACTTCCCCCATTCTTCTGGAGTGCGGTTCCCTTTCTCTTCATTGCAATTTCGACATGCTGGAACTAGATTATCAAAAGTGTGAAGCCCTCCGCGAGATAATGGAATTACGTGATCAATCGTTAGATTGCCATAAATTCCACAATAAGCGCATTGATAATTGCCAAATTTCTTAACAAGATTTTTAGTTGGCCTTACACTTAAGAGGTTTTCAAAAGGAATCCTCACATAATTTTTTAGGCAAATGACTCGTTTAGAAATAAACTTGACCCGTTCTTTCAATAAAAGAACAATGGCTCTTCGCCATTTTAAAATGGAAATCGGGTTGTAATCAGCGTTTAGAAGTAACACGTCTCGGTAAGGCTCTAGGTCCTTGTAACTCATAAAAATCAAAACTCCTTAATTACACCAGATTCTACATTATAAAGTGACAGTGGAGCCAGACAATCACCCCCACACCCAGAATCAAGAACAATAGATTGGTCTCCAATAAAAACCGCATGATAATGACCGGCTACCCGGACATATTCCTGGTTTTCATTCTGTGCCTCCCACCACTTGACTCGGATATTGTCCCGGTCGATTTTTCCGTAAATAAATACGTCCCTGTACCTACGATTAAGGTCACTCCTATAAACAAAATTTGATTCGGTCCTTAGGCTATTCGGGAAGTATGCGTGGGCAATCCGGTATTCCTTGCCTCTATCATCCTTCATAATCGCCCCATAAGGAAAAGATGAAAGAAGATCAAACAGGGCCTTTTTATCGATGTTGTTCTCCTCAAATTCCTTGATTGTGACATCAAGACCGTTATTTTGAGAAACATTGTTTCCTTTTAGGTAACGAACCAGCTTGTCCTGGTGATTAGAGTGCATACAAACGTGACCGTTTTTTACAGACTTTTCCACCAGATTCAGAACCCCAATGGAGTCGCTGTATTCGATCTTGCTGTCAAAAATGTCTCCAAGAAAGATGATCTGAAGATTTTGAGACTCGGCATAATCGATTGCCCTTTGCAGTCTTTGGGACTGAGAGTGAATATCTGAAATGAAACAGAACGACATTAAAAAACCTCGGTTAGTGTTTTAATTCTAGCCGAGGTTATGGTTTTATTGGGTTATGATGTGACAGTTAAGGGATTGTCACCAGTCGTTTTCGGATTCCAGTTCGTCAATTGCGGCGAAAATCTGGTCGCGGAACTCGTTGAGTTTTGCGTCAACTGCAGGCATCTTAACCGCCCACATATTGATCCACCCGATCATCTCATTAACCCCCTCACGGGCGCGGTCAGCGGCGGTGGGCTCGACTTCTTCCTCTTCAGGAACATCGGCCTCAAGATCATCAACAAAATAAAAATGAGTGAATCCCGAAAAAACTCGGACATCGCCAAGAGTGGTTTGTGACCATCGACCACTAGAATCACGGGCCATCACGGTCACATTTGGGTCCTTAGAATCAAAATTGTAAGACCGATCATAAGTTTGTTGCATTTTTAAAATCCTCTTTGTTTGTTGGACAGGTTAATAATAGCACGCCTTAAACAGAAATGGCCTGCGGTTGTGACAGTTTTTCGGCTGGCACAAGAGAAAATTCTTCGCCGCTATAGACGGTCAAGAATCCCTCATCAATAGTGGGCCGAATATAAGAACCATGCATAGATTCTAAAACAAAATCTGGAATAGTCTTGGTTCGATCTTTATTATGATTTCTTTGGAACATTTCTTCTTTAGAAATTTCAAAATAAACAGCAATCTTCTCATAATGATCCGGAATCATTTTGAGTTTCCGCTTTCGTACCTTTGGAGTCAGATGCGTCTGATCAACAATAATATTTTGTCCTTGGTGAACAAAATGCCGCAATTGACCTAGCATCAATTCAATTGCAGTTTCGATATAATCATCGAATACCTCATTATATGTAGAGCCAACATTTTTGGCATAATTTTCGATGATATTGTCCGATGAAATGACCATATAACCGTCACTGTTTTGTGCCACCCAGGAAGATTTGCCTGAAGTCGGCACTCCACAGAGAAGAATAGCCCGGTTTCGGATTTTCAATTTTCTGACTCCAAATCTACAAAGTTTTCGTTGTCCAATTCCTTAGTTTCCCATTCTAGGAATTTGAAGGATTTTAGTTTATAAATTTCAGAATCAAAAATATCCTTTCTTAGACAGACACCTTCATCTGGTACTTTCTTAGATTTGCACAGTTCACAGTCTTTTTCAAGATAATCTCCAATAAGACGATCAAGGAAGTTTTGATGCCAATGATCATTCACGGAAAGTTCGGGATATAAGTCCTTTGCTTTTCCATAATAAATCTCTGGAACCATATTCAGACCATATTTTTCGCAATAGTCCTTGACTTGCCTATGAGAAAATTCATAAACCTGCCCAGAATGATTGGTTGTTGTAATTCGGTAGACATAAGTTGCAAACTGCCCGGCGGGGCAGCCATAATCATATCCGGTTTGAATGTACGCCCCGGTTTTCGTGTACCCCACTGCTTCACCATAAAGAGTAATGGAATCTTGAATGGCATATTCGACTGATTTGGCGATTTCTTCCCAGAGATCATAAGAATAGAAATGATCTTTATTCCCGATTTCTAGAAAACCGTTCTTTAGAACTCTACGAGAGGCCCAAAGAAGATCGTAATGAGTATCTTGAATTTTGATACCAAAACGCTTCAGGATTTTTTCAAATCGAGTCAGTTTTTTATTACAAAGAAGGCGACTTGCCACCCAGGAAGTTCCATGAAGTTTTCGTGTAATAGAAATATAATCATTTGGAGAGATATTATGAATAGATTTCTTCAGTTGAAGAGTATCAGGATGGAAGCGGAATTGTCCGTCCACCACTTTTGGCTCACGAACAACTTTCTTTTGATTCTTTTTCTCTTTATTCTGATTTTTAAGGACTAGAGGACTTACATATTTCTCACAGATCAGAATATCATCATATGAATCAAACTCCTTTCCGATCCATTCTTCTTTAAGAGAAATGGATTTTCCAGTCTTTTCTTCTAGCCAATCAAGAAATTTTTGGGCCGGAAGAGCATAACCTTGTGATGGGATTCCACGGAGTTTAACTGCCCTCACACGACCTTTCGTATTAAAGAATCCAGCCACTTCTTTGTCGTTATTAAGTGTCTTATCGGAAAACGAATTACTCCAAGAAAGAAATTCTTTATTTATGGCGCACTCTAATGGGAAATAAACATAAACATCCCCTTCCTTGGCATCAAGAGAAACAATCACACTATTTCCTTGAATTGTGGCGATTTGCAATCTATCTGCGTTTGGGTGTGGTCGCAGATTATTTAATACAACGATCTCCGCAAGATAATTAGGGTTGGCTTTTTCAGAAATTTTGAACATAATTGGAATTTACGGTAGTGAACATTTACAGGACAAACCAAGAATACCCCATAAAGAAGGAAATTGGTCTAACAAGTAGACAGTTTAAAAAGTGTCTACTTTACAATTTCCTGAGAAACTACTTCGCCTGCAACAAATGACCGATAAATTAAATTTTCAATATCGGAAGCAATTGATTTCGATTTGGAATCACCGTGAGGAAGTACTACCATACCATAAGGCTTCTTGTAATTTTTATAATCCCCGACCCGCAATTCACCAGAAGCAATGTGATCTGCATCTTCTTTATGAAGACGGATCACACGTCCAATGGTTTGCAACATGGCAATTGCATCCATATTTCTCATAAAGATCACGGCATCCAACGAATTGACATTGATCCCTTCAGAAAGAATCGAGTAGTTAAGAAGAACAAACTTCTTAGAATCGTCATTTCCCCACTCATCCAAAGTTCTAAAAAACACATCTCGCTTTACCTCTTTACCATCAATATATGCCCCGTGAGCCGCAGTTATATGCATAATACTATAATCTCTGTCCTTCATCTGAGAGACAAAATCGGTCTCAGTAAGAAGAGAAATAATTGATTTTGTTGATTTCGCAGAAATAAGAACCTTCTTGGGAGTATCCTCGTCCAAGGTTTTTAGAATCAGATTATTATTCATTTCATCCATACTTTCTTCAATATTCACTTCCTTCTTAACCACCAATGGAGGCAAAACATAACCACCATATACCATCTCGGTCATAGGAATCTTACAAATATCATGACCATAAACCTCGGCAATATTCATTCCGGGTTTTTTTGTTGGAATTGCAGAGTTCTTAGGAGTGGCAGTAAAAAAGTACTTCTTGTCTGCTTCCCTTACTGCATCTTCAATGTGTGGAAAGAAGGACTTCTTAGTAGAATTGTGACATTCATCAAAATTGTAGGTGTTCACCTTAATATTTGACTCGGTGATTTTCTTCAGGGAATTATAAGAAGTAAAAATAAGTTTATGATCATCTTTATGGATATTATGCCACTCTTGAATATCTTTTATATTGGTAGTGCGGTAGTTTCTTAGCCGACTACCAGAATGCACATGCATATATTTCGCATTATTAACGTGCTTTTCGTAATCAGCAGAAAGTTGAACCGCGAGGAGAATCCTTGGGGCAACAACGCAAACAGTCTGGGGAATATCAGATTTAAATTGCTCTATGGTGTTTTTGATAAAAACAATACTTTTACCTGCACCAGTCGGAAGAATAATTTTACCAAGATCGTTTTCTCCCATAGAAGAAAGAGCCGTCGCCTGATGAGGACGAAGAATAATAGAGGTCATTACAAAATTTGGTGAATAGCAGAATAATAGACGATTATTGGACTTTATGTTAAGTTAGTGGACGATTTATAAAGTGTCCACCTGGTTAATGCCTGGAGTTGTTCATTTGGTAAACGTTTAGGCCAGTATATAATTCTTCTTAACCAATTTTGTTTAATTGGGCTTCCGTCCGTCCTTGGAACAAAATTTAAAGAAGTAGAATTTGCATAATACGAATTATTTTGATTTACTGAAAGTTGAAATGCAGTCTTTTTTCAAATTTTGCTCCAACTTTTTTTGCGTTTTCTTCGACTAAAGATTTATGTTTCACATCTAAAACATTCCAATAATTATCGCATAATAATTCTAAAAGTCCTCTACTTTCATCTCCTTTTCCCCACCACCAAGAAGAAATTGCCTTTTGAAAAATAAGCAAATGTTTCCCGGAATATTCTGGAATATTAATGTTTATGCATTCATCGTTATTTTCATAGCAATTTAGACCTAGTGTTGCATAAATGTAAGAATGTTGCCATTCTTGTTTTCTTTCATATATCAACGAAAGAAAATAATATGCTTCGGGTCTTTTGGGTAGCAACACAAGAGCATTTTCTAGTAATACTTTTTCACTAGAATCTCTTGATTTTTGTGCCCCATAGCAGAATGACCCACGAATTAATGCGGAGTATGCCAAAAGATTATCTTCACTTCTTTCTGCTGCTCTCAAGTAATAGATATGTGCTGGTGCAGTATGACCCTGACTTTCATACCACTTTGCGAGATTATAATTTTTTTCCGCATTTTCAGTATCTAATGAATATTCTATTAATTCATTAGATATAGATTTTACTTTATACATCCAACAATCTTCAGAAAATTCTAATTCATCAATTTTTAGTGTTTCATTAACCGCTTGCTTTACTCCAGGGAAAAAGTCAGTCCCATTAAGATAGTAATCGTGTCCGGCAATAATTCCACCTGGTTTTACCTTAGGCAACCAAGAAATAATATCTTTTTTCACGTCTTCATATTCGTGAGAAGCATCAATAAAAACAAAATCTAAAGACTTATCTTCAAAAGTTTTTACCGCTTCAAGTGAAGTCATTCTTAAAGGAATATGATAGCCTTTTAAAGGCATCATATTTTGGTTAAATGTGTCATATAAAGATTTTAAATCGTCTATATCTTGATGCTCTACACTTCCTTCCCAAGTATCTACACAATAGAACTCAATGTTTTTATTGGAATTTGCAATTTCAACTGCCATAAATGCGGAAGATTTTCCTTTCCAAGAACCAATTTCAACAAACTTGGAACCTGATGGGAATTTTTCAATCATTTTCCTATACAGATTTGGATATGAAAACCAATTTTCTCCAAATTGAGGTTCTTGATAAATGTGATTAAGTTGTGTATTCATTATTTGATTAATAGTTAAATTTTTACCGTTATTTTCCCACCAATTTAAAACATTACGATAAGATTTATGATGACAATCATCTACCAGTTCTGGATTTCTGTAAGTTGATTTTGCATTATAAAAATCCTCAACAAATAAAGGAAAACAATATATGTTTGGATTAGTATGAAAAAATAATACGTCCTCAACTACAGGAATAAAACTAGTGTTTAGATTAAAATCAGTATCAAAATAATATAAGTCTAAGAGATATTTTGCATAGTTTCTTTTTATTAAATACCCAGCAACACACCAGTCTTTATCTCTTCTTTCTTCAAAAGAATACGCTTTAACATTATATTCTCTTACAATAGTTAATTGAATACCATTCCAATCTTTAGGAAGATTTTGATAGAATTGCTTCCAGGTAAAGTTCCAGTGTTCAACAGTTTCTAAAGACAAATCGTCTTCAACAATCAAAAAATATTCATCATCATAAGTCTCGTATAATTCCCTGAGTAAACATAAATGAGAAGTAATCGGACCTTTTGAATGTTCCGCCAAAAGATGCACATTTGTTCCGATTAAATTATGATTATAATTTTCAAATCTTTTGAATAAATGAGGAACATAGTTTGTTATATTATATTTTTGAAACCAATTTTCTAAATTAGTTCTTCTGTCTAGGCTTTCTTCTAAACTAATGTAATGAATAGTTGGAAGTCCTTCAAGTTTGTTCATGAATAAAATCCTCCACAAATGATTTAGAAACTTTTAAAATATAAGCAGCATTATCTTGAGCACCAAAAGTAATCAAGTAATCATTTTTATATTCTACAAGACCACAACAAAACTCAATTTTTATATTCATAAACGAAAATAATTTTGATACTTTTTGAAGTTTAAATTCCTTATCCCAAATTACAAACCGATGGCGATAAGTCGCGTTTTTTCTTCCCTGTTCTGAATTATAAAGATGTGTCTCGTGAAGAAGTGATAAGTATCCGTTTTTATAAGGAATTACCTGAGAACCACCTCTTAGGTCAGTTTGTAGAGTAGGATTTGGGTCAGTTTGAAAGACTTCTGTTTCCTTTCCAGTAATATCAAATTTCATTAGTGCAGTGGGATTAGACCACTTTAATAAATGAAAAGGTTTATCTAGAATTGGAGTACAGTTTTTCATACAGTATTCTTTATCTGGGGAGGGTCCAGGAATACGATAACGAAAAACTTCTTTGACCGAATAATCAGAAATCTGAAATTCACTAATTTCCATTCTTCCGGTTCCTTTGTCGTCTAAGTCTCTGCGAACACCAATACCATAGAGTTTATCATTCCATTCTACTAACCGAACATCTTCAAGGCCCACAAAATCCCACTGTGGTTGATAGGTATCAAAGTCTGAAGTATCTATTTTTGAATAGTGAACCGTATCTAGATTGTCATCTAGTTCTGCAATGTAATTTGTGGTTCTCAGGTGCATATCATTTTCTGGATGAATGTAGGATAATGGACCCCACATATGCTCAAACCGATTGAGTTCTGCGTGATATAATGTATAATTTACATTACGAAGATTGACTAATATTCTGTTCTGATAAATGAAGACAGAAGGATTTGTGATTGATGGTCCCGAAAGGTCTTCTGGGTTTATAAGTAGAGGTTTAATTGTTCCACCATTCTCCAATGCATATTTAACGAAATTCATGAGGACATTATAAGTTTTGTTTATTTATAAGTTTAGTAAACCGATAGATTTTTTCGGATCACTGCGGTTATTCATTGTTCGGTGGCATCATCTGAGCAACGAAACTGGTCGGCAGGTTGAACTGATGGGCCAGAGCGCCGATTTCTCCCAGTAGCTCGGGAGAAACCCCACCAGTGGCTAAAACTCGCTGCCACAAACCGATGAATAAGCGGGTGTCGCCCTTGCTGGCTTCAGACAGGCCGATGCTCAGGCCATTGGCCAGTGCGGTGGGGATGCTGTCGTACAGTTCGGTGATGGCGGGGTTAACCGCCAGCTCGATACCGAAACCCATCCACTGGGGTTCGGGAGTGTGGGCAGCGTCGTAGCTGGCCTGTTCCTCTGGGGTGGTGTCGCGCAGTGCCCAATTGATCACCCAGCCATCAGCGGTGATGGTTGGCGGGATCTGCTCAACGATCTGCAGGCGGTGGTCGTAACCATCGGGCTGAGGGTTGATGGTGACCGGAAAGACGTCGAAGGGCGCCAGGTCTTCCGGGGTGGGTTCAGTGGGGAATGAGATGTTGGGGTGTGCTTTGCGGAGCTGCCAGAGGTTGTAAGGGTACTCGGGCTGACCGTCTGCAGCGATGTGGACGTAGTTCATGAGATGAGTTCCTCCTGGGTGGACAGCTCGGCAATTTGCTCCGCGATCACATCGCGGATGATGCGAGCGCGAAGCTGCTGGTGGAGTTCTTCGTCAAGGCGAGCCTGCAGATCATCACGGAATGAAAGCAAATCATCGTTATCGGCGTGGTCGGCGTTGATTTTGGCGATGGCCAGGCGGTAGTTGTCGATGTTGATTTGATAGGAGAGCAGTTCGTGATCGCGGCCTTCAAGGGCGGCGGTTAGAATGGAGAGCTTGTTCATTAGGAGTTCCAGGGATAGGCGGTAATAAATGGAGAGCTGCCATGAGCCACTGCAATAGTATCACCAGCCGGAGAAAATGCAACGCCAACGCCGTCACCTGTAGGCAGCGTCGCGGGATTGGTGTACTTCGTGCCGAAGCCAGATGCTGACCAGGGATAGGCGGTGATAAATGGAGAGCTGCCATGAGCCACTGCAATAGCATCACCAGCAGGGGAAAATGCAACACCGAAGCCGGTGCTCGTAGGCAGCGTCGCGGGATTGGTGTACTTTGTACCGAAGCCAGATGCTGACCAGGGATAGACGGTAATAAATGGGGAGCTATCATGAGCCACTGCAATAGCATCACCAGCAGGGGAAAATGCAACGCCCCAGCCAGTGCCCGTAGGCAGAGTTGCAGGATTCGTGTACTTTGTGCCGAAGCCAGATGCTGACCAGGGATAAGCGGTAATAAATGGGGAGCTGTTAAGAGCCACTGCAATAGTATCACCAGCCGGAGAAAATGCAACGCCGAGGCCGTCGCCCGTAGGCAGAGTTGCAGGATTCGTGTACTTCGTACCGAAGCCAGATGCTGACCAGGGATAGGCGGTGATAAATGGAGAGATGCCATGAGCCACTGCAATAGTATCACCAGCCGGAGAAAATGCAACGCCGAAGCCGGTGCTCGTAGGCAGAGTCGCGGGATTGGTGTACTTCGTGCCGAAGCCAGATGCTGACCAGGGATAGGCGGTGATAAATGGAGAGC